CGTATGCATTTACTTGAGGTTGCGTAATTCCAGATTCGATATCACCAGTAGTTTCATCAAATAGACTTGTAATAATATTTTGTATTACACCGAGACGTTTTACTTTTGCAGGCGGCGAAATATAAATCGGAATAATAAAACTAAGCGTAGCTATATCTACTTCGCTTTCTAATCCCACCGGTACAGTCCTATTACTCCAGTTAATATTTTCTAATTCTAGTGTAGTAATACTTGTCCAGTCAATAAAATTATCCGTAGTCTGTAATTCTAGTGTAGGATTAAACCATACACCTATTTGTTCTATAATTTGTAATTTTTGATCTGTATTACTTGTCCATACATCAACATTTGCTTTAAGTGTAAACGGAGTCGGCATTAAGCGTTCAACAGTATAATTTTTGCCTTGGGTATTAAGATATTCGTTTGTATTTTCATCAAACTCTCTTTCTTTAATATTAATTTTATTTACAAAAGATGGATCTTGTGTTCTTTCTCTATCTTGATCTAACCCTGTTATATAAACACTCATTCGTGGAACACTTGGTAATTTATTTTCAGAATTATCTCTAATTAAGTTTGCTACTTGTCTAGTTAAATCGCCGTACATAACCGGTACAGTTGTTATTTTTCCTTTACCGTCCTTGACCGGAAAGTTGCTCATTATACGCATTAACTGTGTAATATAGCGCCTAATTTGTCCATCATAAAAATGTTGCATTAATTATCTGCCTTTGGTTTTAGAGCTTTACTAACAGATTGACGCTCGGGTATAGTATCGCCACCTATTGTGTTATTTGCACTATTATTAATAAATCCTGCTTTCAGCGTAGATCTTGTATTTGAATTTGTAAGTGTTTCACGTAAGTTATCTTCAACCTTAATCCACCTAGTTCCGTCAAATCTAAATAATCTATTAGGCATATAATCTGTTCTTAAAAAATAGTCTCCAGAATCGTTTGATCCTGGAAATGATATTCCGCTACCAAACGCACTACCGTTAGGTGTTTCACCGTCACCATAATCAACAAGATAACCAGAGTATCCGTCTTTTTCTGGAGGTCCACTTGTAGTAATGTTTCCGCCGCCGTTAGGATTTTCTATTTGCTGTAAGTCAGCAGTTCCGTCAGCATTACGTGCTATTGTGTAAAAATGACTAGTTTCATATCCACTTAATGGCGCTTCAACTTCTGCTTGAGCAATTACTGCGTTGTTTATCTGCATTTCTTTTTCGTAAGTAGAAAGCAAGTCACGTAAAGTATTGCTACCTGGTTCTTCTTCATTAGCAGGTAGATCTAATATCTCACTGTATTCCTGACCGTCGTATATTTGTTTTAGTTTTAATCTATATAAATGTGGATACCATGTATGACTAAATCCTTCTGAACCTCTACTTACATCTTCTATTACATAAAACCGTTTTAATGCAATATCATAATCGTTTAGTGCATACTCGTCTTTTAAATGTGGTAACTCAATAACATCACCACTTAACGGTTTACGACCTATTGTTTTTACAATACTTCTAATATGCACGGTCATAAACAATGTATCATTTGACAGGAACAATCCAAATTGACTCAAATCAAAATCAATGTCTTGTACATTATAAATTGCTCTGTGCGTGTATACATCTGGATCATATTTACGATCTCTGTTTTCAAGAAATAACAAATCCTGTATGTTAGTTTCCTTTACAGCATCGTATTGAGGCTGTACTGCATCTGCTTCACCCTCAGGTAAATTGTTTGATCCAAGATATTTATGGATATGAATGTCGGTACCCCCAACAGTAAACATTTCTAGAATTTGTCTGTCAATAAATTCATAATCATTACCGCGTTCGGGTCTATATAAAGATAACTTTGGCATATACATATTTATCGTAACGATAGTAACTACGATAAATACTATACGGAGATTTCATATGAGTAGTTTAAAAACAAAAAAGCAAGAGGTATTTGATTATGTTAACGCATTTTTAGGCGGAGGCATGATTGATGTTGAACTTGACCCAATACATTACGAAACTGCTTTAACAAAGGCATTAACACGTTTTAGACAGCGCTCAGACAATTCAGTTGAAGAATCTTATATGTTTATGCCTACAATTGTAGACACTAATGAATATACGCTACCAAGTGAAGTAATTGAAGTGCGTAAGTTATTTCGTAGATCAATTGGTTCACGTACCGGCGGCGGAGATGGTGGATCAATATACGAACCGTTTAATTTAGCATATACAAATACATATCTAATGTCTAGTTCAAATTTAGGCGGATTAGCAACATACGATATGTTTAGCCAATACCAAGAACTAGTAGGTAGAATGTTTGGTTCGTTTATTGAGTTTAAATGGAATACTTCGACTAAAAAATTAACGCTATTACAGCGTCCTAGATCAACCGAAACGTTAATGTTGTATTGCTATAATTATCGTCCAGATGAACAGTTACTTGACGATTATCTAGCAAAACAATGGATTAAAGATTATACACTTGCTAGTTGTAAATATATGTTAGGCGAAGCACGTTCAAAGTTTGCTACTATTGCTGGGCCTCAAGGTGGAAGTACTCTTAATGGTGACACACTTAAGGCAGAAGCACAAACTGAAATGGATAAGCTAGAACAGGAAGTTATACAACAAGTAGCAGGCGGCGCAGGTTATAGTTTCCTAATAGGTTAAAGATCGTTATCGTGTACATACAATTGAATTAGAGCATAGTGTAAAATTTTCATTAAATCTTTGCGAGCATCTGATGCTGTACCTTTTTTACCGTAACGGTTTGAATACTTATCAACATTACCCATACAGAAACCAGTTCCGTTTCCTCTGTCAATGATTACTTCAGTTGACTGAAATTTATTTGTGCTGTAATGTCCGTTATATGTTTTATCGATATATTCTTGAAACTCTTCAATATACTTTTTTTCGTCAAATTTGTAATCAATAGACGCTGATTTTTCATTATCATTTAAATACAAATCTGATGTTACTTTTGTTAGTCCCATGGGTGCTCCGTTTGTTTTAATAATATTAATTATAACGTATTTGTTATTCGATGTCAACCTAAAAGTCAGGCTTTAAATCACCTTGTTTCCATTTTACATCTATCTTCTGAACAATACGTTGACAATTAGCACATACGGTTTTTAGATTACTAGGTCGACAATTTTCCAAATTACCATCCATATGGTAAACGTCAAACTGTTCTTGATAAACACTCTTGTATCCGCATTTTTCGCATATGTTCTTTTTTTCATATCCTGCTATCTGCCATCTTGGAATACCGTGTCCGAGTCCGTGTTTTAAACATTGTTCGCATTTGCGTCTATAAAATGTTTTACCATTCTTTTTATAATTTATAGCAGCAGGGCGTTGTTTACATATGCATAAAGGTCTCATATTGTATTTATCGTACCTTTACCGCCCCTTTATCACCGAGTATTACAAGCATATAAACCTAAAATCTAATAAATACTATAGTAATTAAACCTTTAGGAGAAATATGATGGCATTAGTATCACCAGGTGTTGAGGTTCAGGTAATTGATGAGAGTTTTTACACTCCAGCTGCTCCTGGTACCGTACCAATGATATTTGTTGCTTCGGCAGAAGATAAAACAAATTCTGCAGGGACAGCCGTAGCAGCAGGAACAACAAAAGCAAATGCAGGTAAACCGTACCTGTTAACAAGTCAAAAAGATTTAGGAGATTTATTTGGAGATCCTACATTCTACTCAGACGCAAACGGAAATATGATTCACGGTGGTGAATTAAACGAATATGGACTACAAGCAGCATACTCATTACTAGGAATTACAAACCAAGTTTATGTAGCAAGAGCAGACTTTGACCTAGGCAAACTAGAAGCAAGTGCAACAGCTCCAGCAGGTAAGCCAACAGATGGTGCAAGTTGGTTTGATACAACAAATACTGTGTTTGGTTTACTAGAATGGAATGGCAATGCAGTTAATACTACAGGCGGCCAGAGTTTTAGCTCAGTTACACCTTTAGTAATTACTGAGGCATCTGACACTGCAACAGGAACAAATCCTTTAGCACCATCAGCAGCAGTAGGTGCAGTAGGTGATTATGCAGTAGTTACACTTAATACTTCAAACAATGTTTGGTATAAGAAAACAGGCGGAACTTGGGTTCAGGTTGGTTCAACAGATTGGGAAACAGCATGGCCTACAGTTTCAAGTATTGCACCAGTAGGTTCATTTACTGGCGGTGAGACTCTACTAATTAACAGTACTACAATTACAGCATCAGGTAATACTCTTGCAGATTTAGTAAGTGATATTAACGGCGCAACAATTACTGGTGTAACAGCATCGCTAGTAAGCGGAAAGATATACATATATGCAGATAGAACTGCTAACACATCTGCTGGCACTGTAGTTATTGCAGCAGGTACAATGGATCTAGCAGCAGCTGGACTAGTAGCAGGTACATATGCAATTCCAGCAGTAGCAACCGCAGCCCACACAAGTGTTCCAGAATGGAAGTCGAGTGATACATCTCCACGTCCAACTGGCTCTGTTTGGTTAAAAACAACTAATCCAAACGGCGGTGCAAACTTCTCAGTTAAGAAATATAGCACAGATACAGGACTATGGTCAAGTGTATCTGCTCCACTTTATACATCTAATGCAACAGCAATATATTGGTTAGATAAAACAGGCGGTGGTGCAAATTTAACTCTAGGTGACGTATATGTAAAAGTTAACATAACTGAAGCAGCAAGACCTATTGTTGATTACAAAATTTTTGCTAGAGCGGGTAACGGCGCTGCAACTGCAACAAGTCCAGTTATTACAGAAAGTACATTTGTTGCACAAGCATATGATTTTACAATTTCTGAAACAGTAAAAAACAGTGCAGCATATAGTACTCCTGCAAGTGTTGCATTTACAGCAACAGGTGCAACAACTGATGCAACTTTAATGGCAGGTGCTATCAATGCAGCAGGACTTACAAACGTAACAGCAAGTGTTACATCTGACAATAAAATTGTTATTACACATGCATTAGGTGGTGAAATCAAACTAGTTGATGGAACAAATACTCCACTTGCAGCAGCAGGTTTTGCAGTTTACGATGCAACTGATGCGACAACAACTACTAACTTTTATGCTGACCCAGATGGAACATCAAATGGTTATGTTGTTTCATTATGGAAAGTATTATCTTACTCAGCATCAGTAAGTGCTCCTAGCACATTAACAGCAGATGGTGAAATTTGGTATAGTAGTGTAAGTGAGGAAATAGACATTATGGTACATGATGGTGCTGATTGGAAAGGTTACGCAAATGAATTTGCAACAACTGATCCAGCAGGTCCAATTGTAAGTGCTACTGCTCCAACAGAGCAATCAGACGGTACTGCATTAGTAGATAATGATCTTTGGATTTCAACAGCAGATCTAGAAAACTTTCCAACTGTATATCGTTGGAATGCAACATTAAGCTCTTGGGCGGTTGTTGATAAAACAGATCAAACTACTGAAAACGGAATGCTATTTGCAGACGCACGTTGGTCAACAACAGGCGGCACAGCAACAGCACATACAGCAGGCGATATAGTAGATATGCTATCAAGCAATTATCTAGATCCAGATGCTCCGGATCCAGCACTATATCCAAAAGGTATGCTGCTATGGAACCTACGTAGAAGCGGATTTAACGTTAAGCGTTTTGAGCGTAACTATGTAGACACAGGTGAAACTAACCCACGTCAGTCAGATGCAAGTATGGCAAACTACTATCCACATCGTTGGGTAACTGACTCATCAAATCAACCAGACGGCTCGGGTACATTTGGACGCCACGCACAGCGTAAGTCAGTTGTACAAGCACTACAAGCAATGGTTAACGGTAACCAAGATATCAGAGATGACGAAACAAGAGTATTCAATATAATGGCTACTCCAGGTTATCCTGAACTAATTGGTGAAATGGTAACTCTAAACTATGACAGAAAGCTAACAGCATTTGTTGTAGGTGATACACCATTTAGACTAACACCAGATGCAACATCACTAAACAACTGGGCAACAAACGTTGCACTAGCTGTTGAAGATAACGATGACGGTGCAGTATCTAAAGACGAATACTTAGGCATGTATTACCCAAGTGGCTTTACAAGTGATAACGCAGGTAATAATGTTGTTGTTCCAGCTTCGCATATGGCGCTAAGAACAATAGTATTAAACGACCAAGTTGCTTATCCTTGGTATGCTCCAGCAGGCTCAAGACGCGGCGGAGTTAGCAATGCTTCAGCAGCAGGTTATATTAATGCTGAGGGAGAATTTGTTTCAATTGCACTAAATGCAGGACAGCGTGATGTACTATATTCAAATAGCATCAACCCAATTACACCAGTAGCTGGTGCAGGATTGTTAGTATTTGGACAAAAAACTCGTGCTAGAAGTGCAAGTGCATTAGACAGAGTTAACGTTGCAAGACTAACAGTTTACTTACGTAGACAGTTAGAAATACTTGCAAGACCATATCTATTTGAACCAAACGATGCAGCAACAAGATCACAAGTTAAAGCAGCAGCAGATGCGCTACTACTAGAACTTGTAAATCTAAGAGCATTGTATGACTTTGTAACTGTATGTGATACAACAAATAACACTACAGCTAGAATAGATAGAAATGAGTTGTATTTAGATATAGCCATTGAGCCAGTTAAGTCAATTGAGTTTATTTACATTCCATTGAGAATTAAGAACACAGGCGAAATAGCAGCATTAGGTTAATGCTAAAATAAGGGCTCTTTAATTAGAGCCCTTAATATGATAAATACTACTGTATTAGGAGAATAGAATGCCAGTAACAACATTACAAAATTTATCAGTTCCGTTCGAGGGTGAACAGAACTCATCGCTATTGATGCCAAAGCTTCAATATCGTTTTAGAGTATCATTTACAAGCTTTGGTGCAACTGTAGACGACAACGTAAAAGTCATGCAAGCACAAGTTGTAGATGTAACTCGTCCAAATTTAACATTTGAACAAATCACATTAGATGCTTATAACTCAAGAACATATCTTGCAGGTAAGCACACTTGGGACCCTATCTCGCTTACGTTGCGTGAAGATTCAAGTAACAATGTACAAAGAGCAGTTGGCAGCCAGCTACAGAAACAGTTCGACTTCTTTGAACAAGCTAGTGCAGCATCAGGCGGCAACTACAAATTCCAAACTGTTATTGAAATGCTAGACGGCGGCAATGCAGGTGTAGGACCACAAGTTTTAGATAGATTCGAACTTAAAGGCTGCTACATTGAATCAGCAAACTATAACACATTAGCATACGGCACAAGTGATGCAGTCACAGTTTCATTAAGTATCCGTTATGATAATGCTATACAAAAAGGTACTGACGGAGGCGCTGTAACTGGCGTTGGCGAAGTAACGCCTAGAGGGCTTGGTGCCGGCGTAGTATAAAATACTTAGATTGGATTCTATTCAAAACGGAGGCTTTACGTCTCCGTTTTTTTTTAGATAAATACATTATGGCATATCAATATAGTAATAACAATAATATACATTTAAAAGATGCACAACATGCACAAAACTTTTATACACAAAGTTCTTTGAGGTTTGCGCCAAATGTAAAGTATCTTTACCATGTTGTCTTTAATTTAAAAAAAGCAGTAGGTGTAGGTGCTACACCAAACGACGAAGTTGCAAGATTTGCGCCAAACACGTCGAGGCTTTTAAAAGAAATTGCAGTGATGGTTAAAACAGCAGATTTACCTCAATATACTGCAAGTGTTGATACTAAAAATCAATATAATAGAAAAAAGAATATTCAAACTAGGATCGATTATTCTCCCGTTACTATAACACTTCATGATGATAACAGTAGTGTAACATCTACTATGATGAAAGAATACTATAATTATTATTATACAGACGGCGTGAATTCACCGACAGCATATTCTACACGTAACAAATATAATTCAAATAATAGATCTAGATACGGTTTAGATAACGATAAAACTGATACATTTTTTGATAATATTAAAATATTCCAATTAGGTAGACAGCGATGGTATAGTTATACATTAGTAAACCCTCTTGTTACTTCTTGGGGGCACGATTCATTAGATTATTCCGATGGTGCAGGAACACTTGAAAATACTATGACAATAAATTATGAATCAGTATTTTACGACAACGGTAAGGTAGGCGAAAATAGTGAACCTATTAACTTTGAAGATCCTAGCTTT